TCACTTATCAAACCCAGAACTACCACTACCAACTATGTTACTATCTCCCAGTTTATGGCAAATTGAAACAATTCAAAGTATGTTTGGAGATAGAACAAAAGTAATTCATCTTCCACCCCCAACTACTCCTGAGTTGTTTGTAACTGCAAAAAACAATAATATTTCTAAATCACACAATAGACTATTACACATTGCTGGAAAGAAAGCAGCCAAAGATAGAAATGGTACTGAAACTGTAATTAATATGTTGAAACACTCTAAGTCTGATTATGAATTGGTAATTAGAAGTCAAAGTGAAATAGTAACTAATGTAACAGACTCAAGGCTAAAGATTGAAATTGGCAATCCAGAAAACAGGGAAGACCTGTATAACGGTTTTGATGCTATGGTGTTACCAAGACGATATGCAGGACTATGTTTACCAATGAATGAGGCTTTGCTTTCTGGTCTACCCGTTTTTATGACAAATGTTTCCCCTAATAATCAGATCTTGCCACAAGATTGGTTGGTTGAATCAGATCCGATAGGAACAATTAGAACAAAGGTTAGAATTAATTTGTTTGAGGCAAATAATGTTTTATTAGCGCAAACAATTGATAAGTATATATCTATCAATGATAAAATTAAATATACTATTAAATGAACTGTCTGCACTAGACAAATATGTATGATCATCTATGTTTAAATTATAAGACTTAAGAACTAGTGGTCCAGAATTGTAAACCTTAACGTCTTCCATTTGTGTGCCACCAACATCAAACTTGTTTCCATATATAGATCTCCATAAAAATTGATCTAAAAGTTCTAAGACTATTTTTAATTTTTCTTTTTCCATAATCATTGGAACGTGAAGTTCATAGTCTAAGGGGTTTTCAAATCCTAATGCTTTAAGTTTTTTATATGTGCCCGAAAGTTTTCTGGTGTATTGAGAGTTACCATCTATTTTTTTAATAATATAAAAGTCATCGTTCATTAAAATAAATGATTCTGATATTTCTTGTGCAAGACAAATTGTTTCTAAATTTTTTACGGCATTTTTATACTTTGATTCTTTTTGTTCTACTTTTATATAGTTTCCTGTATACCAGTCAGGCTTACCACCAACAACCCATATATTTGTTTCTGGAAAACTTTCAACAACAGATCTAATTGAATACTTTAGTTCTTCGTTTACTCCATCTTTACATATATATACAAAGTCCATTAGTCCCCATTATAAAAAAATAAAGAGGGCAAGGTTTAAGTTTGCCCCCTTTATAGAATAAACTACTTTTTCTTAGCAGTCTTCTTTTTTGGTGCACTTTTAACAGGCACAATCTTGCCAAGAGCATCTGAAATAATACCAGTATCTGGTAGTACGCCAAACGATTTATCATTTGGATTTAACGCTCTCAATGCGACGGGCGCTAAAGCAGCAACTAGTGCAGCCCATAGATCTTTTGGATCTGTTACGCCAGCCATGTAAAGTGCAATTACTGCGCCAAGAACAGATCGTCCGTATGATGCTAGCATTGCCTTTGACTTATCGTTTAATAAGTTATTCATTATTCCTCCTAGGATATAATTTGTGTTAGTGTTTTATAGCCAATCCATAAACCAATAATTCCTGCGACTCCCGCAAAAACTGGTGGTGCTGGTACTGGCAATTTGAATGCTGCGAACACGACACCGCATCCAAAACCTGTTAATGTTGATAATAAAATATCTTTCATTTAATTATAATCTTTTCTTGACCAAATTTGTTTTTTATATCCATCACCTAAAAATCTACGAAGTGAATATTCTGATTTTTTACTATACTCTTCACTATATTTTCCTTGCTCAGAGTTCCAACTATCTCTTTTAATAAATAACATTTGATATATTGGTGTTCCTGCTGGAATTAAACCTGTAAAACCAGTTTTTATTACAAATGGAAGTGGACCACATCCAGACCATTTATCTGTATCAATTATTCCATTATGAGTTATAAAAGGCAAATCAAATCTATTTGCTGGATGGAAAAAAAAGGTACTATATCCTGAAGGAGTTTTTGGTTCCCAGAAAGTATTCCAGTGAAACTCTTGTTTAGAATACCCAGGAAAGTGTGGCATTGAATAGGCAGAATTAGAATCTTCTTGTCTACTTGACATTGGTCTAAAATTAACACTAATGGTTTTTGATCCACCCCAATCATAAGTTATAAAATCTGGATTAGTAGAATCAATATGAATATCACATGCTAATTCTTGTATATAGCCTGATGTTAAGCCATCAATAAATGGCATACATTTTTTTGCAGTTCCACTATAGCCAATTCCATTAATTTTTTTTATAGTTGTTGGCATTTCTTTAAACCAATAAGGAATATATTTTTTACTAGGCTGTGGCCTTGGTACGCACACCTCAACATCTTTATTTTTAGGAATAAATATTACTTTATTATTTTTAAATTTCATTGTTCACCACTTTTTGGTAAAAGCATTAGAAGTTTTTCAGAATAATCACTTAAACCTTTACTTTTTAACTCATTTGATATTTCTTTAATTGTTTTTTGTGAGGTTTCAATATATTCAAAAGCCCAATCTCTTGAGTCAGAAAGAAATTTAATAAAGTTTTCTTTATGTAGTGTATCATCAGACATGTTAATGCCGTTATTGACTTGAGAGTTTAGTTCTTCAAGTGCCCTGTTTTTTATAAAAAGTTCTGCAAGTAAAATGTTTGATTTTTTTAATTTATCAAATACTGACCAATAGGCTATGCCAAAAGAAAATGAGAGGGTAGCAAAAAATATCATAAATATCATTTCCATACTAACTATTGTACTCCATCTCTGATGGCATGGGTTGCCCAATAATATAAACATTTATCGCAGCAAGGCTTGTTGTGTTCACTTTTAATGTCTTTATAAAACTCAGCATAATAGATAGGATCCTTACGATATAGGTTAGCCCTATGAGTGATATTTACACGGTCTATATGAGAAGGCTTATTCCAGACTGGTTTATTAGTACCCCAAACCTGCCCACAAACAGCCTCTAGAGCCTCTATATTGAACTCGTTCTTGTCTGTCCTTATACCCCTTACCTTAGCCTCTGTAATCATGACTTTAGCGTATGTACGTAATGAATGCTCAGCATTTTTCCACATTAGTACCGCTGGATGATTGCGCCAAGCCCCTGATGGAGACTTGCCAGACAAAACCTTAAGTATCTGATAGGCTTCTAATATCTGTTTATTTAATCTTTTATTATCTAATATTTCTGCACATTGATTATAATCTTTGTAGGGTAGAAAAGTTTGCATTAGTCTTCTTCCATATTAAAAAAATCTAAGTTATATATTTTTTTAAATTTTAATTTTATATAAAAAAATATAAAAATTAAAAAAAATAAAATTATTAAAATAAAATTTTTTATATTAATATTGCTTCTCCGTATTCTATATAAATATTATACATTTTATAATATTGTATCAAAAAAAAATAAAAAAATCAACACGTTATCTATATTCTTTTTTATGTCTTTTTGAAGAATAATATCCATATATTTTAGAAGAAACTTTATCCATTTCAATTATTTTTTTTTCAATTCCAGGATTAGTAAATTCTGATTCCCAAACTTCTCTTTTAAATGGAATAAGTTGAACCATTGGAGTACCCTTTTTAATAATTCCTTCAAAATCTTTTTCTACAAAAAATGGACAATTAATTTCTGTTTTTAAAATATCTGTATCAACAACACCAGAAATTGTTCTAATTGGTAGATTTTGATATCCAGTTGGATGAATAAATAATGTTGACCATCCTGGAGGAGTTATTATGTTCCATCCGTGAAAATATTTAAAAGCAATTTTACTAAATCCTTTTGGAATTTCAAAATTATCAATTTGATTTTCAAACCATACTCCAACTGGTGGCTCAGAAAGTCCATTCCACTGCACATATGGGCCAAGTTCATTTTGTGTTACAAGAAGATCTGCCCATAAAGGTATTATATATCCTGAAGATAAAACATCTATAGTTGGGGCACACTGTTTTACTGTTACAGATGGTCCTGGATTTAAAGTTATTTTATTGTTATCATTAGTATATTTTGATATATTTTTCCACCAATCTGGAATTATTTTAACTGCTGGAATAGGTTTTTCACGAACCTCAAAAACGTGATTGCTTGATGCCTCAAATGTAATTATGTTTTTTTTCATATCGTAACTGTTATTCCACATCTTGCACAAATATTATAACTTTTACCAGTGAATGGGCATGAACCAGCAGAAATTAATATATGTTTTTTAATTTTACAAATAAAAAATTTGATTAATTGCTTAATCATTTTACTGCCTCTCTAGTTACTAAAACTATAGCACCACATTCTTCCAAAGTTTTTTTTAATTTTACTACATATTGAAGCGCTGATATTTTATCATCATGCATCATGTGCAAAAATTTTCTTTCATCTAATTTTACCGTAAGGAAGTGCTCGTTGTCAATAATTTCCACACCAAATCCTTTAGGTGGTGTGATTGAATGTACAGCCATACGCATATTATCTGTATACATTATTACTCCATTGTTAAGGCTTGCCAGGTAATTGACCAGGCCTGTTTAGTCTTATGTTTATTAAACTCTCTTGAAACTTCTCCACCCTCTAAATAAACACCGCCCCAAACTCCCCACTCTTTTCCTGAAACACCATTGGCAAAGCAGACTTTTCTAACTGGACATTGATTACAAAGTGCATCAACATTATGCCTAAAATCTTCTTGATCTTCATATTTATCAAAATACATATTTGTATCAAGACCTAAACAGATGGCCTCATCTTTCCACAAATGCTGCTTCAAGATTAATCCTTATACTTATTTGGTATATCCCAACCATTACGACCAGGCTTATAAACTCTATGTAAGTACCATTTGTTTTTTATTCTAATGCCCATAGGGGAAGTTTTTGCTGTATCAGATTCTTTTAAATCAATTATATCCCAAGCATGCCAAATAAGGTTTTTGTTTTTATTTACAATTTTTTCCATTGTGTTTAAACTTCTAATAATCATTTTTCTCCTAATATTTAAAAAGACCAACGTCAATGTTGTTTGCTTCTGCAGTTAAAACCAATTTTGATTTTGGCTCTTTTGGATTACTTAAAAAAGCAAAATAATTAATTTGATTTATATGCTCACTCAACCATGCAGGTGCTACATTATAAAATTTAATTTTTTTGCCTCTTGCCTTCATTCCACGTTCTGATAAATTAGAGAACTCTGAAACAAAATTATTTATTTTTAATGGGCCAGCGGAGTAAATAATAAATTCATTATCTTCATCTTTCATACCTGATAAGGCAACACTCATAGCACGTAAAAATATATTGTACTGGTTAAACTCTTTTGTTCCCTGTACTGCCACTATCATTTGGTCCTACCCCTTGTTTTAAGTCATCAAGTATTGACAACATTTTATTTAATTCTTTTTTAGACATATTTTCAACATCTAATGGCTTTATTGTGTTTTCATCTACTCTGCCATTAATAGCATCAGCAGTATAAAAAACATTTCCTAATATCCAATATGCCTTATTTTTTTCTATTACTACTCTTAACATATTTTTTTGAACAT